TTTGAAAGCGTAGCAGATACTTAATAACATTGCCCCAGCAGTAAGCTGCTTTCCCTGCTAAGTTGCCGATAAAATTATCGACAACTGCCATAGCTTCAAGGCCATGTTTACCTTGGTAGTGTTTCGGCTTCGTTATGTTGTTAAACTGTGTCATCTTTTTTCTTACCTCCACTAAACATTAAACTAGCACCTATGCCAACAAGCACCGCTTCAAATGTGCTAAAATGCACACCGATTTTACCCATTGCCGCAAAGAATACTATCAAAAAACCAATATTTCTAAACATATGCTTTCTCCATCTCCTCCCACACTCTTTCTACATTCTGACGAATTTTTTCGGATAATAATTCCTTCATATCTTCAATAGCTTGACGATAACCCTCTTCGTACTTCGGGTCATCATTTGACAAATTATACTGCGACAAAAATTCAGCAACTAGTCTTACTTCTGCGGAAGAAATACCAAGCTGCATCACTCCACCTCCTCGATTTCTATAATTTCCAGGGCTTCGGCGATATTTCTAGCCACTCCCGCCAAAGCACCGGATGAGCGCATTCGCTCAATAAATTTTACTTGCTCAGGTCTAACTCGACCTATCTTGTTTTTAACTTCAATGAAAAATATCTGTCCATCTGGTCTAAAACCAAACAGATCGCTAAAACCTTTCGGTAGTCCTGTATCGAAATATCGTCCATCTGCTATGCGGACTTTACCAACATTGGCACGAAAACAAATAATATTCCGCTTCGCCAATTCCATACGAATCAAGTTCTGCACATCATGTTCCGATAATAACGTAGTTGACTGTATTCCTTGCTGATTCAATAGTTCTTTCAAACTCCTCTCTAGTAAATACATCACGACCTTTAACAGTGCCAATGATTGCAGCTAAACTCTCAATAGGATGTCCATTCTCAAAGGCCCAACATGCCGCTTTAAATAAATCATCGTTTCGGTTCATACATGTCCCAGTTGTTACTCGTTCATAAGCTTCACGCCCTTCATGTGTACCATTATTTATTTTGGTTGGCAACGATTCACTAAAATACTGCGTAATGATTTGTTGTTTCGGCTTAAAGGCTTGTTTTTCAAATTCTCCTTCATAACATGGTAAGGCACTAACTGCTTGTAATACCTCCCTACCTTCTGACGGAAATATCTTCACATAATTGTTATCATGCGCTTTAATGTCAATGCCTTTCATAATTTTGGGTTTTTGCGCATATGGAATATCGTCACGTTTTTTAAATAGGATATGCATACCGCCGCTTGCTGTGACTTCAATAAAGGTCCTACTGAAATTATCAAGCAATTCCTCTTTATACTCGCTATTCAACAGTGAGCTATAACCATCTAATCCGTTGTCATATTGTTCAGTCGTAGTGATTCGTAAAATATCCGCTCCACACGTTTGTATTAGCCATTTGAGACCTTTTGCTGTCGTCTCATCGAGTTCATGTGTATCAATATCGATTGCCCACACTCCTCGCATAAGAAGCGCATAATCACAATTTAACCAATTAACCGATTTGATAATCTCTTCCGTTATCGAAATATCCTTGAATTTAATAATCGGATTGCCAGTCTTTCGGCTAAGTGGAATGACTTGATAGCCTTTTTTCAAAAAATTCAATGCTGTCTGATGATTAGACACGGATAAACCTCCTTTGCGTGTTTTATGCGTAATGCTGAAAAACCTTGTGACTCTAAGGATTTCACGTTTTAATTACGCAATTACGCAATTGACCCCTACCCTACCCTTTACTTACCATATATATAAATAACTTAAACAATTATTGTCTTTATTGATTTAACCGTAATTGCGTAATTTGTAAATTTTAAATCTCTTAATCCCTTGTTGCTCTAAGTTTCAAATCAATTACGCAATAAGCAAAGTATTGCGTGTTTTATGCGCAATTTTAAAGAATGAACTTCTCAAAACGCCTTTGATTTCCAATGATGTACCCTCGAACGGTCTTTCCATTCACTGTTTTAGATATTGCTTCTACACCGATTTCTGAAATTGCCTTACCCAACAGCTTATTGCTACCCCTATAAATTGCGTAGGCCAAGTCAATCACTTCCTTATTTCCAGTTCGTTGCACAAAATCAACTTCTTGCAAAGCGTTGATTAAAGCAATTTGGAAATCATCCAAGTCAATATCGTTGAAAACTTCCACATTCTTCCACAGGTACATTTTACTCTGTTGCTTGAAATACTCCATAGAATTGAGCAGAAAACCTAGGCTACCAGATAGTTTTGGCGATTTATCCCGATTCGTAAACGCCTGCCAGTATTTCGCAAATGCCTCCTCGCGTTCAAAATCCGTTTCACCCTCCGGTCTGTCTTGATACTGGATCAGAACCTTACGACCATTCATTTCATCAGATAGGGCGACAGTCCTATTTGTATCAATACAGAGAACACTTGACAAATGGACGAGCGATTGATTCTGTCCGATAGAACGTGCCACATGTGTACGCTCTGTCGCAATAATCTTTAGCACTCGTTCCATTGCAAGCCCTTGAATATCACCTTGTTCTGTTGCAAGAGCCATTTCGCCTCCCGAAAACATCGCCCAGGCTTGCAAGGCTTCAAATCCATTTGATTTCAACGTATCCAATTCGACATCAATTCTCTTAAACAAACCTGACAGCACTATGTGTCGCAACCCTTTCCCTGTTCGTACCCCAGACTTTGAGATAAAGAAATTTGTTTTCGGCCTAATTCCACATGCCACTTGAGCCATGTAATAGGCTTGTAACCGCGCATTGTGTAACGATTGATCATCAGCGATAACATATTCCAAAAATTCCTGTGCGATTTTCTGTGAATTCTGTGCATCAGATAACTTTACGGGATAATACTTGAAATACGATACATTTTGTTTAGGCGGTTCATGTAGTAACTCACTTCGTTCTAGGTCGATGATAAAATCTTGGCAAGCTATTTGAGACAATTGGATATAATTGATTGGTTTCACATTCAGATAGTAATGAATCCCAGATAAGATTTCCATGATGTGATTAGCATCCTTAAATCCGTACTTAGTCTGTAAAGCATACTCATCTAACAATCGGAATTGTCGAGCACTGACATCATAAAGATAACCCTCTATAATCGCATATTTTCCGATAAGATAGTCGATAATTAACTTTGCAAAAGGTGGAAAGTTCTTCTCGGAGGAGTATTTGACAGTAGCTGGATTATCATCCGTTTCATTCGACATCCAGACCTCCCCGTAAATAAATCGATAGGTTTTTCGACCATCATTTGCAAAATAACCGATGTCTTTTGGTTCGACATTTGTAGATTCAAAATAATAATAAACTTGGTTTTTATCGTCTACATAATGAATTTTATACAGTTGTTTTTTTAATTCCGCTTTTAGTACCGATTCGCCAAATAGACTGGAGCCCCAGTCTATTTGATAGAGCAATCGGCTAAGCGAATCGGATAGTTCTTTCATAATACTCCTTTAGTGATTAAAACGGCAGTCCATCTTCATTAATGGTTGTGGATGCTGCATCCGTTTTTTCTTTCCAAACATGATGACAAGATGGAATATCCGTTGGATTCGTATAGCGAACTTTTGGATACTTATCACAGTTATATTCTTCTAGTTTCACACGGATCTTAGCTGTGCGACCTTTGAAATCATTAAGAAAGGCTTCGAAACTGTCATAATGCTTACCCTCAGGAATACCAAGAGCCTTCGCTTTCCCCATTAAGATACCCATATGATACTTCCCTGTTTGTGACGATTTATACTGCTCATCCCATAAATGCGAGTTTTGTTTCTCTTGTTGCACATCATTTCGAACCACATAATCAATCACAACACGCATCTTATCATTCTTGTTCTCCGCTTCATAGGCATCAAAGACAATCATTTCATAGTCTTGTTCTTTAAAGTCCGAAAACTCTTTTACTTCTGAAAAATCTGTTGTAAATCCCATTTTTAATACCTCGTAATAATTTTATTTTTTTGTTTTTTGACCCATTGAAGGGCATTGTGATATTCTCGACCAGAAACACCAGTCATGCGAATAATATCATCATCTGACACATGCACTTTGGTGTTTCCTACATAGTAAAATAGCAGTTTGTATAATGGCTTCCCGCCATTTACCTTAGCTCTTGCTTTTGCAATCTGCCAATTTTGTGACAAATCTGATCCATACTTGCGTCCAGCTATCCGCATCAGCTGAAATTCTTGTCGCTTTATTTCAACCAATTCTGCTGCTATGCGTTGTTTCTCAGCCTGTTCTCGCTCACCAAAATCATATCCACACATATCGCAGATTGACTGATTTAAAGGCCACATCGCCGAACACTCGGGACATTCTTTTGCTTGGATGATATTTTCTGATTTTTTCTTTTTCTTCCATCCACCTTTAAAATAAGACTTCCAGTCGTGTGGTGTATAGGGTAACCCATGTATTTTCCAATTGACCACACAATCAATAATCGTTGCGATTTTTCCCGGCTGATAACGCATGGACCGCATAGATTGCTGGAGATATAAGACAAGCGATTTTGTTGGTCTACATAAAATAGTCACCGAACAATCTGGTACATCGAAACCCTCAGAAATTAAATCTACATTGCAGAGAACTTTTATATCTCCGTTTCTAAAAGCCTGCATACGTTTCTCTCGTTCGATTTTTGGCGTTTTAGAATCTATATGGACGGATGCTATACCCGCTTCGTTGAACTCCTTAGAAAAGCTCTTAGACGCTTCTATTGAGTGCGCATATAAGATAGCCTGTTGCCTAGCTGCTCGCTTCCGATATTCACTGACAACATCGCCATAAATAGCTTTACCAAATGCTTCATCAATCGAACGATTTGTATATTCTCCGTTTCTTGTTCTTAGTTTAGAGATATCAATAGCTAACAGGCTAAAATACCTACAATGAGCTAAATGATGATTATCAATCAACCATTGTACCGATTTCCCTTCAACCATGACGTCATACGTATCTGTAAATCCAACGCCTGACATACGCCACGGAGTGGCCGTAAAGCCAAGCCGTGCCACATTTGAAAAGCGCTGGTAAATAGCTTGATAAGTACTAGCTTTACCGTGATGCCCTTCGTCTGTGATGATGAGAGTTGGTTTCCGTAATACCGATAAACGATTTTTTGCCTTTCCAACCGTTAATAGATCCACATATTCAAGATTCACCCCATGAATCATCAAACTATTTGTAATCTGCTCAACCAATTCTTTCCGGTGGACTAGAAACAACACTCTACCACCTTTATCTGTAGCTCGCTTAATAATCTCTGAAATAACAACGGACTTACCGCTCCCAGGAGGGCTGACAATCATCACATTTTTGTCTGCTATATGAGTGCGTGCCTGTTCAATTAAATCTAACTGATAATCAAATAATTTAAATGTCAAAAGTAAACAACTCCTCTATTGAACATGCCGTGCGACTGTCCAAGCGATTTTTAGCGTATGTTCCTTCTGAACCTTCTAAGACAACTCCACGATTGCTGGTCTTACTGTTGATAATGATCCGACCAACAACATCTGTCAAACCAAGCAGTTGGTTTAGTACATTTGTCCGAATCTGTGGTACATACTGCGTAATTAACTGTCCTGAGTCCAGTGATAACTCTCTTGTATCCTCCCAAGCTGTCACAAATATATTAACTGGCTTAGAATAAATAGCCGTTAATACCCGCAAGAAATAGTTGGTCCATTGGTTGTAATGTTGTAACTCGTTTGAGATACCATTTTTTGACGATTTTCCCGCTTCGACAAACCAGTCGGATTGAAAACTAGTGAGGTTATCAATCACAAGATTATCGTATTCTTCAAGTACATCATCTACTTCTGTCAAAAATGTATTCATAAATTCAGAAGGATGATTTCTGTCAAATGAGATAATATCGATATTTTCTGTGCCACCAAGGACCTTACTAGAATGGTCCATGTCAAGAAGTAACGTCCTACCTTTCAAAGTCTTAATCACACTTGTTTTACCAAGCCCAGGTTTTCCGTATAGTAAAACACGCCAATTCTTAGTTCGCTCAATATCTGTTGCTTTCGTAATTTTCATGTCCACTCCTCATCTGTTAATGTAGCACAGTCCCAAGTACGAATAACATCTGCGACTGCTTCCTCTGTATCATAGGATTGCCTAATTTGATTGCATTTTTCCTCAAATATTGACTTTAGGGGAAGTTCTGCCACCCCAGGTTGATACTCTTTTAAAACAGAGGCAATTGCCTTACGTATTTTTACGGTCAATTCTTCAGCGAATTCTTTTTCCGTCATCTGGATCTTCACTCCAGGAACCGGAACAAACCCAGTCGCTTGAGTATCAAATCGATCGTAAGACTGCATCTCTACTATGATGCGTTTATCATCTGTAATATAAAATTTCATAAGCCCTCCATAAAATAGTCTTCTAAGAATTTGACATATTCTGTGATATAAGATAGTCGATAACCCATTTCAAAACTCATGATACATTGCAAATAATGGTCACGTAACTGAATCCACTCTCTAACACCGATTGCCACATCGCTGTTCATCATCTCAATCAATTCATCTTGTGTCATAACTTTGCAATCTCCTGTAATAGTGAGCGGATTTCTTTACAGTTCAAACGGATTTGATTACTATCAGTTTCCCGCCGATTCGCACTACGCAGTTGCTCAACAAGTTCTAGTAAAACTTCCTTCGTGTAAGCGAGGAACTCTTTCTTTTCTTCGCTTATCTTGTAGTAATAATCATAATCAAGCGATCCGTCCTCTTTGCGAATGCAGATTTTATACTGGTTTATATCTCTGCTAACATTTGAACGCACAAAGCCGACGTCAAAGTTTAAAGCATCAGCCACTTCTTCGCATGTCGCATTAGGATGTTCACGATAATAAACACGTATTTGTTCTGCTTTACTCATATTTCTCCTCCAACCGTTTAATAATTTTCCTTCGCTGTTCCTCTGATAGATGACTAGCTAAAAACACTGTATCACCCTCTACCCAATAAAAACCTCTTGAGTTTGTGAGGGTATCTACTACTGTTATTTTCATACCACCACACCTCTCACATTTTCAGCAATTATCCGCACCGAATCCAAACCTGCCTTTAAAAGCGCGTTCTCTTCTCTAAGCCTCACGATTTCAGATTTGAGTTCCATATATTTTTCTTTTGTCACTTCAATCATTAGGCTAGTGTCCTTTCTATTTCATCCAAGTTATAAACAACTTCTTCCGCTTCATTCAGTCCCTGTAAAATGAGCTTGATAAAGCACATAAACTTCGACTTTTCATCACTTGACAATTTGCTTTTTCGTACTTGGTCAATCAAGTAATCTGCGCATAGTTTTCTAAACATATTTACCTCTTTCAGCACTCCCCAGCGCTTTATCTTTTCATTAAGTGTTTAATTTCGTTTACATCCGCAAGACAATATTCCTTGTATTTGCCTTTTTTGTAGGATTTAAGACCGTAGCTTTCCATTCGTTTGACTTCCTGCCACGATATGCGCTCTTGCTCCATAAGCTCCTGTTGTGTGAGCCATGTATCCTTGTCACGCTCATTTATCGCTTCAATGGCTTTTTCAGCGATATCTTTAGCGATTGAAAGGATTAGCTCATTGTAACCAGCTTGTATATCCATTGCATCATCACCTCGTTCGTGATATAATCTAAGTAAGTTTTTTGTGTAAGTCACTGTTCCCGCAGTGGCTTTTTGTGTTTAGTTACCATTGTTTAATTTTTGCTATCGTTCCAAGCGCCAGCACAGTCTCCCAAACATCCAGTCCCTCGAGACTATCAACTATCAGTTGACTAAGCTGGTAGTTTTTCTTTTGCCAGTTGGCAATGAGTTTTGCGGGCATGTCGCTCCTTTCTACCGAATTTTAAAATCTTCAATCACACGAGCAATGAAACGATTTGCTTGTGGATTTTTTAATTTACCGTTCAAAATATTCGTGACATCTTGACGCACCATCCCGTATTGGACAGCAAGTGTAGTCAACGTGATATTGTTTTTGTCAAGATAATCTAGGATTTTTTGGCGTCCGCTATCTGTATCTGGCATAAGTTTTCTCCTTTCTTGTAAGAAATAAATAGTATAAGAAAATAACGGAAATCGTATCTGCTCAAGACTTTTTCAGTGAAAACCTTTACAAAACTTCTGACATTCTGTATAATAAATTTACCTTTAATAACAGAAAGGAGCTGATGCAAATTGGCAGAATTTTTGAAAGGTACTGTGTCTCAGTAGTTAAACTTATTTCTGGTCTGGTTGCCAGCGTAGACAAACAAGAGTCGTAAAAATAGGTGCGAGTTCAGCCGTGGGGGGTAGCCACGTAAAAAAGCGCAGCTTCTCGTAGACCAAAGTCACTAACTATTTCAACTGCAGTGCTGGGGGCGATACCAGCGAAGTGTTGTTAGCTACTGCTATTAGTTTGAGCAGAATAATTTCCGTAGCACCTTCCAGATAGCAGCTGGGAGGTGTTTTATTTGTTTGTAAGCGAAATAGTTAGAAAATTTCATTAAATCTCTTGACAAAATTATTAAAATTCTTTAAAATTAAGTCATAGTAAAAACAACGTCTAGAACACTTCTAATCATTTATAAATACAGTTTGGCGACCGTGTTATATTTAATTTTTAGAATGTTTTTAACTTCGTTTTTTCTAACTCAATCATCTTACAAAAACTATTTTAGAGAATTATCCGCTTTTTGTCAAGCATTTTATTAAAATTCTTTAAATATTTTTTGTCAATCTCTTAGAAAGGTTGATAAATCAATGTTTACTACATTTGAAAGGATTAAAGAACTTGCAAAAAAACAAGGTCTTTCAATAAATTCTTTAGAAGAAAAGTTAGGATACAGTCGAAATACAATCTATGCACTCAAAAGAAATCAGCCTGGTTCTGAAAAGTTGCAACAAATAGCTGACTACTTCAACGTATCCACCGATTATTTGCTAGGTCGGACAGATAACCCAAGAGTTGCTTCCGATGAAACACCCGCAGAAATAGACCTCAAAAAAGACGCAGAAGAAACATTCTTTTACGACGGTCACGAACTAAACGATGAGGATATAGATCTCATTACTTCAATTTTAGAAACAAGAATAAAAAACAGAAATAAGGACTGATTGCTGATGATGTCACCCGAATCAATCTGCGCTGAAAATGGCATAGACTTAGTATATTTTGATGGCAGAGGAACAGATAGCAAAGGCATGTTTAATAAAAAACATAAAGTCATTGCTATTGACGCTTATCTAAACGACGACGAGAAAAAGAAACGAATCTATCATGAGCTAGGTCACAAAGACCACGACCCAACATACTACGAACGCAATCGCGAGTATTGTGAAATTCAAGCAGATAGATGTATGATACATCATCTTTTGAAAGAAGAGTTGGATTTGTGGGACGACGTATCAAGTTTTAACTACATCCATTTTATGGAAAAATACGAGCTGACCTCGCTTGCTGATGAGGCTATGGTCAAAGAGGAGTTTTACGGATTGATTGAATAAAAGGAGATTATTGTAAAAATAGTTGGGAGATAAGAACAAATGGCTACTTATACTATTAAAGTCCCGGCGGAAATTAAGCTTGATGTTCAATATTTGTTAATTTTAAATATTGAATTCATTACTGCTATAAGCAAAGCAACTAAGTTCGATAGCATTCTCTTTGATTTTTCAAGGACTAATTGGATAGATGCAGAAATGACTGTTTTGCTCTCAATGATGTTTGAATTAGCTCTGCAAACTACTAAAAGTGTCAGCGTGGATATTGAAACAATGCCAGAAAAAGTTAAGACTATCTTACAAAAAAATAATTTCTTTCCATATTATGGTTTAGGAGAAAAACTGCTTGATACATATAATACAACAATAACTTTTTTTGCTGATAATACTTCAAAAGATGCTTACATTTACGAATATATAAAAGAAGAGGTATTCTCTGCTATCGGAACTAAAATTTCTGATGACTTTCTAAAAGAAATTTCATATTGCATATTTGAAATCATTCATAATGTAAGAGATCATTCTGGAGCAGATAGGTTTTATATTTGTGGTCAGCACTATCCAAAGACCGGGATCTTAAGACTAGCAATTTCTGATTTAGGTGTCGGGGTTCCTGCAAAGGTTAAAGAAAGACAGCCTCACCTAAAGACTGATGTAGAAGCTGTCGAATGGGCTTTTATCGATGGAAATACAACCAAGAGACGCAAAGAGGGCGGAGTTGGTCTCTACAGTATAAAAGAATTGCTTCATAACAGAGGTCAATTAAAACTGGTATCAAATCAAGCTTATTATTCAGTCAGTTCTTCAGGCATAATCGAAACAGTTACAATGCCTCAAAGATTTCGCGGCACACTACTTTGAATAGAATTTGATATAAATAATTGTTTAAAGCCACGGAAAAATGTTAAAATCGATAATGAGGATACTTTTAATTTTTAAAAGGAGTACAAAACATGCAAACACTGTATATAAAGGACGTTATCGGAGATAATCTTGCAGTAACGTCGGACAAAGGAGACATTGTATTTCGTATCTTGAAAGAGAATATCGAACAGGGTATTGAAACAACTTTAGACTTTGAAGGAATCACTGATTTGATTTCTGCTTTTTCTAATACAGCTCTTGGGCAACTCTATGACGTTGCGGATCCAGAGACTCTGAGAAGCCTTATCAAAGTTAATCCAAATACAATCCATCAGGCTGACAGACGTACAATTGAACGCTCTCTGAAAAATAGCAGAAATAAGCGTAAGCAAGATAAAGAATTTCGCCAAATGCTAGCCGATGAATTAGATGCGGAGCTTGGTCTATGACAACAACTGTTTATAACATGGAGCGTCTATCATTTAGCCCCGAAAGGAAATTATTAATTGATGTAAATGTTTTAATCTACCTTCAAAGTGGCCAAACACATAAGTACGATAAAATGTGGGAACGTGCCAAAGCTCAGGGAAACCCTCTTTTTATAACTACTCTATCAATCTCCGAATTTATTAATTATTTTACTCGTACAGGTTACAAACAATACTGCCGAGAGCATGGATACACTGAAGATGGGTTTGATTTCAAAAAAGACTACCAACACACTCAACACTTTTTAGATGTTTACGATGAGGTTATAGATACACTGGAGACAGAAATTGTCCCCAAAATAACAGTTATCGACTTTGATAATGCTGATTTTGATGATATTTCATCCTTAACGCAACACATGAACGATATCAATGACGCTCTCTATTTGAAGAAAGCGATAATAGAAGGGTACGATATTGTAACTCATGATTCAGACTTCTTCAATATACCAATATCGCAAGCAGTACGAATTTACACGTATAATAAGAAAAGATAAAAACTCCTACACACTTCCGAACCACCAGGGAAGTGATGAAAGTTTATAGAGAAAATTAAAATAATATGTGCAACCACTGATCCACACTAAAAGCTGAAGGAGAAACATTATGAAAAATAATAAAAAACAAGGTTGCTTAGGTTGCCTAGGTGTTGTCGTTGTATTGGTCGTTTTAGGTGCTATATTTGGTGGAACGGATAAAAAAGATACCACAACATCAACTACCAAAGAAACACAAGTAGAAACAACCACTTCTACTGAAGCAAATAAATAACCAGCAAAAGCAGAAGAAAATGTTCCTACTGAGTATAAGTCTGCACTCAAGAAAGCAGAAAATTACTCTAAAGCTATGTCTATGTCTAAAACTGGCATTTATGAACAATTAACATCAGAATACGGCGAAAAATTTGCTCCCGAAGCAGCTCAATATGCAATTGATAACCTTAACGCTGATTATAATGCTAATGCTTTGAAAAAAGCAGAATCTTATTCTAAAAATATGTCAATGTCTAAAGTAGGTATCTATGACCAGCTTATCTCTGAGAGTGGTGAAAAATTCACGCAAGAAGAAGCTCAATATGCCGTTGATAATTTAAAAGCAGATTATAAAGCCAATGCCTTGAAAAAAGCAGAGTCTTACCAAAAACAAATGTCAATGTCTCCGGAAGCGATTCGCGAACAACTCGTTTCAGAGTATGGCGAAAAATTCACGCAAGAAGAAGCAGATTATGCAATCGCTAATCTGAAATAAAACAAAAAACTCCCCACACTCACAACCGCCAAGTCTAAGTGTGGGGAGAAAAAAGATTGAATAACAAACAACCATTCAAAAGGTCATTTTGTTATACCCATTTTATCATAAAAAGGAGGTGATGCCAATATCCTATCTCAAAAATCAGCATTCCCCAGCGTTGAAAAAAGAGAAAGGAATAACAAATGATTACAAAATATACGAAAAAGGACGGTTCTACCGCCTACAAGTTACAAGCCTATTTAGGAGTTGACCCTATGACTGGTAAACAAGTTAGAACGACTCGACAGGGGTTTAAAACTCAAGCGGAAGCTAAGAGAGTTGAGGTCAAACTCGTTGAAGAATTTCAACGCCAGGGCGCATGGAGATGCAATGACCAGACCACCTTTGACGAAGTAGCTGAATTGTGGTTTGAGCAGTATAAAAATACTGTGAAAATAACAACTTATAAAACAACGGAGAACTATTTTAAAGTTAAAATAAAACCCGTTTTAGGTCACCTACCACTCAATAAAATAAATGTTATGGTTTGCCAAAGGTTGGTCAATGATCTGGCCAGTAACGCAGCTTATAGTTTATATATCAGCATTGCCAATCGAATTTTTAGATATGCCATTCATATGGGAATTATTGAAAATAATCCACTAGATCGTACCATACGAGCAAAAGGAGCGCATATTCCTAAAAGTGAAAAATTTGATAATTTCTATACAAAAGATGAACTTGCTCAATTTCTAAAAATTGTTGAAGAGACAGAAGACTTGGAACGACTTCTAATCTATCGAATACTGAGCTACGGCGGGCTACGAGTTGGCGAGTTAGTAGCGTTAGAAAATACTGATTTTGATTTTGTCAATGGGACAATTAGTGTTACCAAAACATTAGCATACACCAATCCAGGCTATGTCATTCAAAAACCCAAAACTAAAAGAAGTATTCGTATAATTTCTATGGATAAAGAAAGCATGCGCCTAGCCAAGCAATATATTAAACACTTTCCAATCCCCTTGCACGGATCGTTTAGGCTATTTAATGTAACACAAAATGCAATACGAGCCAGGATTAGAACCACTGCAAAAAAACACAATCTCAAAGTAATTACACCTCATGGCTTTAGACATACGCATGCTTCCTTACTTTTTGAAGCTGGCATCCCTGCGAAAATAGCACAAGAAAGGTTAGGTCATGCTAAAATCTCTATCACACTAGATTTATATACCCACCTTACAAAATCTCAAAAAGATGATGTGGCAGATAAACTGGCCAACTTCATCGCTGTCTGACCACGTAGTGGAAAACGTAGTAAAGCCACTTGTACACCTCAGAAAACCATTGAAATCAAGGACTTTGGATATAATTTCTTTATTATAGCATAAATATCTCTTACTATAAACTGAACCATTAACAATATCTAAACAGTTGATAAAACAGCGTTTTTTAATTTTATAACATTCGCTCAATCGCTATCATTCAAAAATAAACGT